AGCCGTGCCAATGGCAAGCGTGTCATCTATCGGAAACCAAATACCCGTATCCGTGTCGAGATGATGCGAAATAGACGGCGCGTTACGCTGGCCATCATCAAACCGCGCCTGACCAGCGATAATCGGGTCAGTATTAACGTAATTCTTGACCTTCCAACCCGGCGTCTTAACGTTCTCGTAGCCAGCAGAACCATCGGTTCTGGGCGTAATCGTAGAGAACTCATCCGTATCCAGAACAACCGGATTATCCGGCAGTTGGGAAATCTTTTTATCGTCCGGATTTGCCATAGTCACACGCGTCCTTTCCAGACACGAAAATCACGATTTTCTGGGTTGTTTAACCAACGGCGCCATGCAGCCTGGTCGTTGTACCAACCTTCGCGCATCGCTTGCTCGACGACCGTTACAGGAACGCGCGCGACATGCTTTAAGTCTCCGCGATCTTTGTGATCATCAGCTAAAACTTTTGCAGACTCGACAATGGCGTCGCAGTCTTCGATCGTCTCTGTTGTAAAAGATGAGAAAAAATCTTTTCCCTCTAGATCGTCAGTATGCAAGACGCGCGTAACGCCGCCAAACTGATCATAAATTATTTTCTCAGCCATATTTTCCTCAATAAAAAAGGGCCGCTCGAAAGCGACCCCTCATATTTTTTGTAAGATTTTCTGTCTTACGAAGCGGCAATGTCTGGCATTTTGCCATGCGCTTTTTCATTGCGCATTTCTAAGCCGTATTCCGCCAGGATCATGCGCGTGTCAGCATCGCCAATTTTAGCAATTTCGACACTCTGGAATGGGCGGAAGTAGCCGACTGCTACATATTCAGGATCCAACAGGAAGAGAGCCGATGTCTCTTTCGTTGAAATCGTGCGCTTGCCAAGCCAGCGAGAAGGCTGGATCTTGATGTCGCCGAAATCTGAACGATAGATGTCGATTACGTTTACAGCTTCTGTCTTTGAAACAGGAATCTGCGAACCAGAACGGCCCGTGAATGAAGAGATCTTTCTCTTAATTCCTGGACGAACGAGAGCCACAGTCGGCTCAGCGCCATTTTCATAGCACGTCTGCAGAAGATCGTTGAAAGCTGTCTCCGTCAGTGCGACTGATGTCGTGCCGTTGGTGAGAGCAGCCGTCTCAGAAGCAGCGTTTGCGTAGCCCGTTCCGCCAGTTCCAACGTTTGTTTGGATCCAGTGCTCAAGACCGCGCGTTTTACGAGCATTCGTTGCATCGCCAGCCGTTCTAGCTTGCGAAGAGCAAAGAATAGACTCCATGTCTCGCTTGAGAGCCTTTGAAACAAGCGCCATTTGATGCGCCATTTCTTTGTTTTTACCAGCTGCATCTGACGCTTCCTGGGAACCAGAAACAGTCGCGTCGCGTGACGAGATCTGCGTCGTGTTACCAATACGTACGGTCGGAGTAGCAGCTGATCGAGCGAGTTCAAAACCTTCGACCTGAGCGTTCGCCGTATCAACATTTGGCAAGCTTTCAGTCTGCCAGTCGAAGATACGGTTAGATACGTTTCTACGGCCAGCAAGGCTCATAAAAGGCGTATCATATGGGTCGATGTTGTAGATTGCCAGTGGTGTTATCGCGCGGCTCTTTATCCGCGCTTCTGCAGCTCTCGCTGCAGCTCAGACTACATCATCCCTTTTTATCGGGCAGGGCGCTCGTGGGCATTTCAACCGGTCTGGCCTACTTTGCCTAGTCGTTGAACCTTACGCCCATTCCTAGGCGTCTTGGCTGCTGATTGCCCAATCTCTCGCCTTTTCAGGCCGTCACGTTTGCCGTTGCCAGCTGCGTTGTGGCGTCGAGAGCTCTTAGGGGTTTCCAGCAATTCACCCTGTTTGCCATTATGCTCCTTCCAGTGGCAGATACCACAGAGAGAAATCCCGTTATCTACGTCGTAACGTAGTTCGGGGAACTCCGAAAAAGACTTGAGGTGGTGGGCATGTAGAAGAATGCGGCCTCCGCAGCATTCACAGACATACCCCTGCTCGACGCCGCAACGCACACATTTGAAACCGTCGCGCTCAATAACGGACAACTTCCATTTTATGTATGCTTTTGAGGTTCTCGCCAGCCTGCGCTCTTCCGTCAGCCCACCCTTCCAATTCGCCGCCAGCGGCCCTGTCCTTGTAGACAGTGTCTCTGCGATCTTCTGGTTATGTGAAGCCGGCCTTGCTTTAGCGTAGGCGCTCAGTCTTTCCGATCTGGATGGGCCTTCAAGCCCATACTGCTTGACCCGCGTAAAAACAACAGTTTCGCCGACCCCGTAGTGGGCGGCTATATCCCGCATCGACATCTTCTCCAGCAGCCGCCCAAGCTCCCCTTTTGGGGGTTGAAACGCCCGGCTTGGCCCTGTCGGTCTTCGAGGATCCTTATGACCCCTCAGACTCATGCCGTATGTCCTGATTCGATAATAAACGGCTCCGAAAGTAACGCCAAACATATCGGCGATTTTCTTTGCCGGGTATTTCTCGACCAAGTCGTCAAATTCCTTACGCGGTAAGGTTTTCCAGTCTTTTCTCATCTGCTTCTGCCAAAGACGATAGCATAAATCGAACTATCCTCTTAAATCAGAAGATTTAAGCTGTCAATTCGAGAGATCTTCACGATTTGCTTTCGCATCATATGTCGTGAAGGCGTTTGTTACCTTCGCCATTACTTTAATCCTTACAGCATTGATTCAAAAACTTTAGCAGCATCTCTAATACTGCCGGTTTGGGCGAGACGTCTTTTATCTTCCACAAAAGCGCGAGATTTTACTGTTACTGGTCGAACAGGAGGCGCAGAAGTTTTGATTGCCTTTTCAAGCGGAGCGGCTGCTTTTGGCTTAGAGTTTTTCAACTCTCTCCAACGCATCGCGTCATACGCCATTGCGACAATCCTGGCGTCATACGCTTGAGAGATCTCATCATCAGAGAAACCTTTTGTTCCAAGATATTCTCTAATCTTCGATCGATCTCGATCGTATGTTGCTTTATCCTTCCACTCAGGAACGAGCTCAACAACTTTCTCTGCGTTGCTTTGCACATAGGCTTGAAACTCCGCGAGTTTTTCTTGCTCAGATTCTTGTTGCAGCCGAAGCTTTTCAGCCTCTGCAGCTTTAAGATCTCCGATTTTTCGCTCGTATGCCTTCTGCTCTTTAAGATAGCGTTGCGGATCAGTATCGATGAGAGATACATCCGGCTCTTTTGGCAAAGTGGTCTGCATCTGTTCAAACATTGCAGGAAGCAACTCAGCATAGACTTTCGCCTGTCTGCGCGCCTCTTCTAACTCACTAGCAAAATTACGCTTCTCTTCAGCTAATGCTTGCGTCTTGCGGGTGTAATCGGCTTGCCTGAGATAGCTTGCCTGGACCTCTTCTTTCGTCAGCTCTACGGGCTTGCCGTCAATTTCGACGGTGATCGCAGCTGCCGGCGGCTGGTCCTCGGCTTCTTTTTCCTCTGGCTCGTCCTCTTTTGGCTCCTCTTCCTGCTCAGCTTCAGGCGCCTCATCGTCGCTTTCAGCTGGAGTCTCTTCAGGAGTCGGCTCCTCTTTAGCTTCGACCTCTTCCTCTTGCTCTTCCTGGTTATCGGGTTGATCACCCGCCAAGATCGCTTCAAAAGCTGTCGCAGCTTCTGCGATCGATCCAGACGCTTCGGCCTGGCCCGTCTCAGTTTCTCCACTCATGTTTTTACCTTGGGTTATCAGCCCGTCGGGGTGTTGGCGCTATCTATTGCGCTCAACTTTGTCCCGGCTGATCTTCATTCGATCCAACATCGTATTAAGCGCGGATCGAAACTCTTTGGCGCCGCGTACAAGAGCATAAGCGTCCTCTCTCTCTTGCGGCGTTTTATAAATACCATCTGCCCACATTCTGATCTTTTGCCCCTCGATCTCATCGAGAGCTCGCGTAAAAGCCTCAGAATTTAAAACAACCTCAGCAGAACGACCTATCCGAATAATTTCTTCGTCATTCATTGCGGCTTATTCCCAGAAAGCTGCGCCAGGATCTGGGCGCCCGTCGCCTTTTCTTGATCAATTAACGACTGAGCAAGAGCATTAACGTCAGGCCTTGGGCGCGTCGTTAAAGCCAAAATCGACTGCCAATCGACAGGAGAGCCATATTTTCCGCTTAAATCCATCGCCTTCAAAATAACATCAGACTCAAGACGATCGCGCTCTAAATCAGCGTCAAGTTGAAGACGCGCACGATCGATCGCTGAATTTTGCAACTTAGCAAACGCATCGGCGCGCACCTTCTCAGCCTCAACTTGAGCCAAAAGTTTATTAGGATCGTTTGCCTTAGCGTCTTCAGCAGCTTGCGCTTGAGATTGCGCCAATTGCATCTCTTGCTGAGGCGTAACTGGAGAAAAGAAAGCATCTGGATTTTTAAATCCAGCAAGGCGCACAAGCTGGCTTAAAGTTTGCTGATATTGACTTAACTTAACGATCGGATTGCCCATGCCCATCGTTTGAATAATCTGCTCTTGCTTCTGGGCGACCATACTTAAAAAATTCATCTGCTGAGCATCGTCGCCGCGACCCAATGCGACAGCGACAGAACAATCCATGTCAGCATTCCACGTCGTCGGGTCGATCGGAACCCACTCGCCACGCAAACGGACTAATAATGGCTTATCTTGATGGCGCGTAATCAGACGCAAAAGACCAGAAAATAACTGCTTCATGCCGGTTTCAGAGAAAACACGAGCAATCATCTCAGTGCGCTCTTGCGCCGCCGATATTTGCGCAGTAACAGCTGCTTTCGTCGTCGATTGCAGCAAATCAGCGTCTAAACCCTGACTGGCCGGGGTAACGCCAGTCCTTTGAGCCTTAACCTGATCAAGATAATCAATAATCCCCATCGCCGGCTGAGCAACAAAAGCCGTCTGTAAATCTTGAACAGCGCCAGCCTGACGCGCCCGAATAACGGCGCCAACCTCTTTATTTAAAACATCATCAATATTTACCTGACCTTCAACAACGACAGTCCTGGGATAAATCGACTGCGCTAAACTATCTAACGTCGCGCGCATGACGTGGCTTTTAATTTTCTGCAAATCCATCGTCACATCAGCGACAGAATGCCCAAAAATCGTATGAGGCTCTGGATCAGGACAGAAAAGCGCGATCGGAACGTGGTCAACGACCTCATCCTTCAAAACATACGCATTATCGCCAATTGTATGAATGCACCTCAACTCAGCGACGCCATCGCCGTCTTTATCAATCCGCATCCAAACTTTAATATATTTAACGCGACGCAAAGATGGATCAGCATTATCGTCTAAAAACGTCGATCCAGGATTTCTTTGCTGCTCTTCCATCTGAGCAGCCCATAAATCATCAGATCCTGGAGAACCATACTCCATAATCTCATCAGCCTCGTAACCCATCTCGACAAGATCAGAAACAGTTACAAGATCTCTAATGCCGCAAATATCAAAATAACGATCTAAATCTCGCGCGCGCCGATCAATAATAAAACACTCAGGAGGCAACGCACGTACGCGATATTTCGCCTGACGATCAACTAACTTGACCGACATATCATACATCATCCCCATAGCTGTCTCAGATTGATCTAAAGAAACAATCTCAGCTGTCGGGTTTTGCTGCTGAAAAAGAAGAATTTCTTCTTCACTCAAACCAGAAAATTGACGCTCAACAACACGATCCTCAGACTCAGCCCACCAAGTAACAATACCAGTCTTCTTCAAAAGCGCGTCTTTAAACGCAGAATAAAGTATCGAAAAACCAGGGTTCATTTCCTGGAAAACAAAATTTACAGCATCAGACGCCTGTTCTGCCGGCTTAATATCATCAGCAGTGCGCGGCATATATTCAACAATCTTCTGCCCAGATGTGAATATACGCATTAAACTCGGTAAAATTGACTGTATCGTATCGCGCACCTCAGACAAAACAATCTGAGAACGACCATTCTCCTCATCTCCAAAAGGAGACGCACGATAATACTCCGCCGCAACAACCCGCGCAGGAGAAATCGTCGTATCAATATAATCCTCAGCGCCGCGAATAGCCGAACTAATATGCGAATGATACTCATCATCCGACATCGGAACAGGCGCATCAGAAGATGACGCGCCAGCCTCATCAGAATCAGGATCATCCTCAACGCCGCCATTCAGCATGTCCTGCTGATAATCCTCATCCATTGGACTAGGAGCGTTTGGATTTGGCGCGCTATAACTATTGCGTCGACCGCGACGAGCCATTAAAAACTATCCCTTAACATATCGACACATTCCGCCTTAAAGATTCTCCAGGAATCCAACGCGGAACGCGACCGCCAACAATCGCAGCGCCATGAGCAAAAGTTAAACATAAACTATCAGCAATGTCAGGAGAACGCATGCCGCGACGCTTCATATCAGCCTTGCCCTCAACCTTAATCTTTCCGTTACTTGTAAACGAATAAGTCGGGCCAATTAACTCAGCGCGAAGATCGTCATCTCTCGGCAACTTAACAGCGCGCGTCTCTAACCAATCCTTAGCAGATAACCACAACTCATCTCGAAGCTTCGCCGCCTGTTGATTCATCGAATTAGATTCAGAAACATTCACATCAACAATAGACGTTAATCGAAGCTCCTTATTATCCCGCTGTAACTCTCGCAATCGATCAGAAACGCCAGCGCCCAAACCAATCGAGTCAACAGCAATCATCGCCGGCTTATCAATCTTAGCTTCGTGCAAAATACGACCAACAGTTCCCATCAAGTCTTCACCAGACCAATGACGGATCTCTGTCACAACATTCCCACGACGCTTGCAAATAACCGTTCTATCAGAACCAAACCTTGCGACGTCCACCCCGTAAACTAAATCTTGCGTCTCATCTAACGCAATATCACGCGACATCGCTGCATCAACTAACTCAGCCGCTATAAGTGAATCATCATCGCGTAAAGCAAACTCGCCAAGAACGCGCACCCTAAACGCATTCGACCCTTCACCATATGTCGATGAAATCTGATTAATAAAATCTTCAGATACTAACGGATTATCACGACAACTGACATGCATCGTCTTCCAATCAGAAGACAACTGATGATGCGTACGAAAAAAAAGCCCTGTGTTTCTTGTGGGATTTCCAATTAAAATTGTCGTCGCAGAATGCCCAGACATCGAGCCCGCGGCGCTTTCAAACACCGCTTCAGGTATCGCGCTTGCCTCATCAACAATCAACAAAACATTCTCAGAATGTATGCCAGCCAAAGCCTCTGGCCGCTCGGCGCTGGATGTTCTAGCCGAGATAAATGAACTTTCAGGCGCTCCTTTAAGAACAATCCGATCAGAAAAAATCTCCAACGAATCGCGCAAAGAAGAAGGAAGCTGGTTCGCCCAATGCTTCAATTCAGAAAATAACGCGTCAAATAACTGGCTTGCAGTAGGAGCAGTACAAATCGCCTTCTGCGGCGCCCTTGTGCAAATCGACCACAAAAGAAGCCAAGAACAACACGTGGACTTTCCGACACCGTGACCAGCGCGGACGCTGATGCGACGCTCTCCCTTGGCAACATGCGTTAATAATTCAACCTGCCAGGGAAGAGGATTGGCTTTGAGGACATTCCGTACAAACGCAACAGGATTATTTTGATAC